TCGTTTATCAGCAGCGATTTTCTTGGCGAGTTGTGCTTCAACAATCGGATCAATAATAGATGGCATTGCCATAATCTTACGAGCTATTGTAGCAGCATCTTTAACACCAGCTTCAATCGAGTGATCACGGACGTTAGTCATTGGATTAGTAAGACGTTCTTTAGTTTGTGAATCAAACTTTGGATTTATAAAGTTACGCGCAAACATTATAAAGGTAAGACCATTTTTAATAGTAGACTTTGCAACTTCAATCTTATGCTTTCGCTTAATCATAGTGCCAAGCTCGTCTAAAACACCGTTAGTAAGGAAGTCAACATACGTGCCACCTTGTCGAGTGTTAACACCGTTTACATAAGAGTTTGAACGGAAGCCGTCTTCTGATGAAGCATAAAAGAATGAAAGATTTTCTGTCTTATCAATAACAGTGTCACCATCTTCACCAATAAACAACTTAGCATATTTTTTAAGATCATTTACTTTGATGCGTTTCTTATTAAAGGAGAAAGTAATTTCAGGGAAGGCCATTTGAAGACCAACCATGCGATCTTCGACAAGAGCAATTGTATCAAGATCATCTAAGCTGTCAACTTCAAAAAGACTATAGTCTGGTACAAAGGAAACTTCAGTTCCGCTTCCTTCAATGTGCGCACCTTTCTTAACATCTACATCAACAGTCTCGCCACCATCTTTACATTTAACTGTAATAAGTGTTTTATTCTTCCATGTTTTACCTATAAACTTAGATGAAAGAAAGTTAGTAGCAGCAGAACCAACGCCGTTAGTACCAATAGTTACTCGGCTATCATCAAAGCTTGTGCCAGCATTTACACGAGTCCAAGCAGCTACTGGCTGAAGAATTTTCTCGCCACTAGTCTCATCAAAAACTTCGTCTTGTGGAATCCCTCTACCATTATCAGTAACAACAACTACGCCGCTTTTAACTGATACATCGATTTTATTAGCATATTCGAATTTAGTACGGATTGCTTCATCGATAGAGTTATCAAGGATTTCATCAACCATTTTAGATAATGCAGGAACATACTTTGCAGTTTTCCATACGCCCATTACAAAGCGCTCAATTTCTTCTTGAGAGCTGGAGCCCATATACATACCAATACGCTCACGAACGTGTTGTCGAGCTGTCAGAATTCTAAATTGTTCACTCAAAGCTTATTCTCCATAATCATCATTATGTTACCATTATACACTACAATGCAGAGCTTGTCAACTATATTTTTCCAGCCCAATGTGTGCAATCATCACAAGGGTCTTCGTTACTAGGCAACTGAGTGTGCATTTTAGTTATATCCACTTGCTGTTTCAGTGTGTTATTTATAAATATACCATAGCTTCTACTAAATGTCAACAGGAAAATTCATATGATAACAAATTATTTGTCGCCGGTATCGTTTAAACTCATTATAGACAGGCTTCCAAACACAGAGTTCTTTACTCAGAGGGTTAACCTACCACAGTTGAGTATGGCGGCACCTCAACAAGCGTCACCTATTCATAACATCTTTCAGACCCCAGATCGTATAGATTATTCTGATCTTGATCTATCCTTTATAGTAGATGAAAATATGGCAAACTATGAAGAAATCCTAAGATGGATGGAAGGTATGGGCACTCCAGAATCTACAAATCAAAGACTAGACTTAGATAAAAGCAAGTACGGTGCTAAATCTGATATATCGGTTGTCATAGAAAATAGTGCTAGAAATTCAAATCTTAAATTTACTTTTACTGATTGCTTCCCAACGGCGCTTAGCGGAGTAGCCCTTGATGTTACCAACTCTGATATAATTTACCCTGAATGTAATGTGACTTTTAGATATACCAATATGACGTTTGAAAAGATTGGTTGACATTCAATGTAACTTGTGATACAATAAAAATGTAAACATTTGCAAACCAAGAAGGTTATACTATGAGCGTTGAAGACATAAGTGATATCTGGGCTAAAGATGCTAAGATTGATGACACAAATTTAGCAGCTTCTGCTAAACAGATTCCAGAACTACACAACAAGTATTACACTATGTATTATAAGGAAGCTTTGAGAGTAAAGAAGCTTCGATATGACTATAAAGAACTTGAACTTGCCAAACGTGAATGGCTTGATGGTTCAATGGCTGAAGAAGATCTTAAGGATCTCGGTTGGAAGCCAAATCCTAAAAAAATCCTTCGCGCTGATATTGACAGATGCATACAAGGTGATAAAGATATTATTCGTCTAAGTCTTAAAATAGATTATCATACAGAAAATGCAAATTATCTTGAAGATATCATTAAAACAATCCACTCAAGAAACTTTATCATTAAATCAATGATTGATGTTCTTAAGTTCCAGCATGGTGAATACTAGGCATCAAAAACAACTATGCTACTCTATATAAATAGTAGTATAGATTATAATGAATAGGTGAAACAATGTCCGAAATAATTAATGTAGAACAAAAGAATGCTGTACATTTAATAGTACGTTGCGATCCAGGCACTGCTATGGAGCTTTCGGAGTATTTTAGTTTCAAACCTGCGGGATATCAATTTAGCCCTGCTTACAAGAACCGCATGTGGGATGGTACAATTCGATTGTATCAACCAATGCGGCCTGTCCTTTATGTTGGTCTATTCCATCGTTTAAAGAAGTTCTGTGAAGATCGTGGTTACCAATTAAATGCGCCTGACCATCTAATGTTTGGAGAAAAGATTCCAGACGATTATGGTTATACATTTGCTAAAGAAATTGGATGTAAGTTTGAGCCGCGTGATTATCAAAATTCATATATCGTAGATGGTCTACGCGATAGTCGTTCTTTGTCTTTATCTCCAACATCCTCTGGCAAGTCTCTAATCATTTATTTAATGCAACAGCATTATTATAGAACATTTGAGCATCGTACTCTTATTATTGTACCAACAATCTCTCTAGTACATCAGATGGCTGGTGACTTTGAAGATTACGGTTGTGATCCTAGCATGGTCTATAAGATTCAAGGTGGTGTTGATAAAAATACAAATGCTCCGGTAGTTATCTCTACTTGGCAGTCTCTAATGAAACTTGATAAAAATTGGTTTAGCCAGTTTAAAGTTGTTCTTGGAGATGAAGCACATTTGTTTCAAGCTAAATCACTTCAGAAGATCATGGAAGGTTTGGATGAATGTTACTATCGGCATGGCTTTACTGGTACTCTAAAAACAGAAGAAAGCAAAACACACCGTCTTGTTCTAGAAGGTTGCTTTGGATCTGTGCGTAAGCACGTTACTACCAAGGATCTTATGGATGCTGGTACTGTTGCGGACTTTAATATTAAAGCGATTGTTCTTTCACACAGCAAAGAAGCTCGTAAGATATTCCATACAGAATTCAAGAAAATCAAAGAAGCGCAAAAGCGCTATCCCGCCGAACGTGAATTCCTAGTTAATAATCACAAAAGAAATATGTTTATCAGAAATCTTCTATGGTCTCTAGAAGGTCAGAACAATTTGGTATTGTTTGATCTTGTTGAAAAGCATGGTAAGATTCTTGAGCCGTTACTTCAGAAAGAAGGACGAGAACTGCACTTCATATATGGTGGGGTAAGTGGTGATGAACGTGAGCGTATTAGACATTTGGTTGAAAATGATCCTGAAAAGAAACATAACATCCTTGCTTCTTTTGGTACTTTCTCAACTGGTGTAAACTTAAAACGGCTAGACAATGTTATATTTGCCTCTGGTTCTAAGTCTGAAGTGAAGGTGCTACAATCAATTGGTCGTGCTTTGCGTAAGGGTAATGGATCAGATAAAGCAACATTGTACGATATTGCTGATGATTTGCAGCATGGCTCGTTTGAGAACTATACATTGCAACACTTTAAGAAGCGTATTGAGATATACGGTACAGAGCAGTTCGCGTTTAAGGTATATACAGTTGATATCTAAATATCCGCTACGCGGAGTGACCATGGTCACTAACTTAGTCACTTTATTATATAGGACTGAATAGTTGTTTCTTAGTTATTATTTAAAGGGATAAACCTATTATAACCGGCCTTCATGTATTGTCAACAGTTATTTTCAATTTAAGGTAAAAAAAATGCATATAGATTTTGGTGCAGGCACCCGCATTGATACCGCCATAGAAAGATGTGCCAAATTTAGTTCTGATGATATAATAATAGGCATTGATAGAAGATCACGTGTTGTCCGCCCTGGAGGCTACACGCCAGAATTTTCTGCTATCATGAACGAGTACTATGAACTGGTTGACAACATGTGGATGAGAGTTAAACCCACCCCGTTTAGACTATATGATTACTATATACAAGGTGATATTCGAGATGATTTTGATATTGATCTATCTGCTGATACTTGGGCCTGTATTGCGACATTAGAACATGTGCCCGAAGATGAGGTCGAAGATTTCTTTACTGGTCTGAAGAATAAAATATCTAAAGATTCTGTAGGCCACCTTCATGTTGATCTAACTGATCATAAGAAGCCGCCGGGTTTTTTCCATTATACAAATACTGAATATGCATCAAAAATACGCGAAGACTATAGTGGTTTGTTTTTGAATCGAATTCGTAGAGAAGAATGGTTTAATATTATAGACCAGCATTTCACCTATATCATAGGGCCGAGTGATAGCCAATTCTCTGTTTCATTGACTCAAGTTAGATTAAAATAACTGTTGACAGCAGACAAAATCCGTGTTAATATAATACTAAATCAAACTAAGGAGGTTATTTTCAATGGCTAAAAAACGCGCCACCAGAAATTACGTAAACAACAAAGACCTGCTCAACGCGTTAATCGAGTACAAAAAACTTTCTCGTGAAGCGGAAGATGCTGGTGATAGTAGACCTAGAGTTCCGGATTATATTGGCACATGTATTTACCAAATTGCCACGCGTTTGGCAACTAAACCAAACTTTTCAGGTTATTCATATAAAGAAGATATGATTTCAGACGGTATTGAAAATTGCCTACTATATATCATGAACTTTAATGAAGAAAAATCTCAGAATCCGTTTGCTTACTTTACACAGATTATTTGGTATGCATTCTTGCGTCGCATTGCGAAAGAAAAGAAGCAAATGTATATTCGTTTCAAATCCTCTCAGCATATGCTTGCTACAGGTGGTACATATACGGGTGACGGTCAAGATATCCATTTAAATACTGCTGCTGATTATATGAACGACTTTGTGCAAGATTTTGAAGATAAACTTGCTAAAGATAAAGCTAAGAAAAAAGAAACAGAAGCTGTTAAGAAAGCTGAATCCGATTTGTTAAATAATGATAATGATATTACAGCTGCTGGAGACGAAACTTGAAAATAGCAATTGTAACAGATATGCATATTGGCGTTCGAGGTGATTCTAAGTTATTCTTAGATCACCAAGAGCGTTTCTTTTCAGAAGTGTTCTTTCCTTATATAGACGAGCATGATATTAAAATCATTTTTGATCTAGGCGATACATTTGATCGCCGCAAGTTCATTAATTATGTTTCTCTAGAACGTGGTAAGCAATTCTTCTTTGATCAGATTGCAAAACGCGGTATTGCATATCACGGCCTTGTTGGTAATCACACTACGTATTATACCAACACAAACGAAGTAAACTCTATGAATTTACTTTTACGTGAATATCCTGATTTCAATATTTACGAAAAC